AAATCCCAACCCAAACTAATAGGATCAACATTGGTTGGAAAGGCTTCTAAATATTTAGCACCAGCAATTGCATTTTCCTTTGAGGTATCCTCTGAGTCCGGACCAAACATTAATATCTCAACTGTGCCCTTATATTCATCTTGATATCGAATATTTGCTGTTTCTGGATCAATTATATAATCCATCCAACCTATCATCTTTTTTCTTGCAGTCATAGCGTTTGTCAATATAAATCCTAATTGGAATTCGGCATAAGTTGCTTCTCTTGCTAATTTCCGAGTCGGACCATAATGTCTTAATTCTGAAGTCGCTATTGTTTTTCCCGGTATCGGAGCAGTATCACACAAATAAGATAATATTTCAAGTCCTCCGGTCACCCCTGAAGGCATGTGTATCTTTGCTATAAATCTATTTACCGGAGCCAAACCTCCTTCTTCGTCCAATTTCGATATAAAGGTATCGGTATTCATTAATCTCCGTTTTTTGTAGAATGTTGTTCGATTATTTCTTTACTATCGCCCCAAACTTTAGCCTTTGTAACCCCCATGCCACCTCCACGAGATCTAAATTCTTCTACAGGCAAATGTAATGCGGTAGTCCATTCATTGGGTTCTATATGAATAAATTGTGAACGAACATATGAACCTGTTAAATCATATTTATGAAGGGTAGGCTTAGCTTCTTTATATCGTGTAAATCCTTTAATATCATTATATGTAACATGTAAATAAGCTTGCAAATCTTCTTCATTTAAAAACCCAATCAATTTTTTCATTAAATTTTCTCTTAATCTATAAGGGAGATAATGAAAATTCATTCCTAGCATGCCATTGGCATAAGGTTTTATTGGAATAACTAGTGGAAATATATCATAATAAGGTAATTTCATTCTCGTTTTGGGTTGATAATGAAAAAAATACATTCTCCCTAATTTCAGCTCTTTTTCTCTATTACCTTCACTTATAATATTATAGGGATTTTTAATTGATCCAACTCTTGCCACTATTAATGAGTGCCGGAGCTTTTCATACTTCTCCCTAAGCCATTCAACTGCATCATCTTCTATATGTGAAAGTTTTCGTAGTGCCATATATTATTTAGCGAGCAATTGATCTTCCGTTATAATTTTAAATTTCCAATTTTTATAATCACAATATGTTACAGCAGCTTTCCATTTAGCTTCATTAACACCATATCTTTTCATTTCCAATAAATATCTACCACTCTTCCTTTTATTCAAACGAGGCTTAGGCGGAATTGTTTGTGATTTTGGTTTAACTTCAATAATTGATGTTTCAAAGGTCCCATCATGTTTTTTTATTTTAACCCAAAAATCAGGATAATATTTGTGTATTTTTCTATCAAATGGTGATCTATATGGTATAAATATTTCTTCACTGGACCACTTAACAACGCTTGCATTAGAATCACAATAAACCATGAAACGTCTTTCCCATAAACTTCTATAAATTATATTAGTGGGATTTCCTTTATATTTATCGCGGTGTTTTGGTTTAAATTTTCCCTTATATGCCATAATAAATATATTGATAAATAATTAGATATATTAAACTATTTATAAGGAGTATCGCGTGGCCGACCAAGGCAATTATACATATCCTGATAATCTACAAAACGGCGATGAGAGTCATTGGGTAATGTTTATATCTTATCCTCAACTTTTCGCGCAAAATACAACTAGTGCTGAATATAATATAGTTCTTCCTATGGGAGCTCAGGCAATGATTTCAACTGCAGAAGCAGTATATGCGGAACAAGAAGGATTAGGAACAGTTCTTACAGAAGCAGCCGCAAAAATTACTGCAGGAACGGCTGATTTTTTTAAATCTAAAGGCACTTATGAAGATTTCATTGCTGCGGTGAAAGATGTCAACTATGGACAAGTGGGAGAGGCTGTAGTGGAACATACTATCACGTCAACAATAAAAAAATCTGATTTATTAAAAAGAGGGCTGGGCGGTGCAAATTTAGCAATTAATCCTAAAATGTCTTTATTATATCAGGGGCCTGGAAAATTTAGAAAATTTGTATTTGAATTTCCTATGATAGCAAAAAATAAGGAGGAATCGGTAACAATTGAAAATATTATAAAAGCTTTCAGAAGATCAACTTTACCCGGTTATGCTGCTCCAATATCGAACTTGGCCAATCCCGGTAATTTTGGAAACAGTGGTAAAGCCACTGGCTCAGCAGCACCTACGGTTGGCGGATCTGAGCGTCTAAGAGGCGCTGGTTCAAACTTTTTTACTTTTCCAAGTACTTGGGATATTGAATTCGGTCACAGATCCGGTGGTAAGGCAACACCATTTAAAATAGCAAGAAGTGTTTGTAATAGTGTTATAGCCAATTATGCCGCCGCCGGTGTCCCATTCTTTTTTCGAGATGGAAAACCATTTGAAGTAAAATTAACAGTTTCTTTTACAGAAATCGTTGTCATGACCAGAGAACTAGTAGATCAGGGATATTAATGTCATATTTTTCATTCTTACCAAAAATTCAATATAATATAACCGGGAATAAATACGGCGAGACAGTTACTGCCAGAGATATATTTATTCGAAATTTAATAAAACGAAATGTGATTGAAAATGCTATAAGTTTTGAAGAACATACTATAGGAGATAATGAGAGGCCCGATACCACATCTTTTCTTGTATATGGCCATGTTAAATATGATTGGATAATATTTTTAACTAATCAAATGTTTAATCCTTATTTCGATTGGCCACTGAGTTCTCAAGATTTTACAAAAATGATAAAAGGGAAATACGGTTCTACTGAACGAGCCAAAAAACAAATTTATGAATATAGACAAATATTACAAGAAGAAACTGATACGACTAAATTAATGGAAGTTATAATTGATAAAGATGCATATAATGCTTTAACAGATCCAGAGAAAAAAAGAATTACCAAATATGATATAGAATATAAAAGAAATGAAGCGAATAGACGTATCAAAATAATTGATAGACAATATGTTGAAAATATTTTGAAAGAAGCACAAACCAAACAATATAGGTAATAAAAATGCCCGGACGACCCGACCTAGGTGACACTGCAGAAGATGAACTAGTTGATATCACTCAAAAGCCTCCACAAGCTCCTTCTCCAGTTGGCCATGGCCAACCCCAAGCAGAAAATATAGAAGAAGATCTTCCCCAAGCGTTCATGGGTATTATACAATTATGTGATATATTGTCTCCAAATATAGATGCAAAAGTTAATATAATACCAATGATTGATACATTAACTGTATATGAAGATATTTCTAAACCTTATTTATTATGTGATATTGCAATAAGAGATTCTTATGGATTTAGAGAAACTATCCCAATTATAGGTGAAGAATTTATTAATTTGGTAGCACAGACCAGAGGGTTTGATGCGGCGGACGAAGATAATCCTCTCGATAATATTGTTAAAAAGAGTTTTAGAGTATATTCTGTTTCTCCTATATCTAATGTTTCTGAAAGATTAAAAATATATGTTCTCCATTGTATTTCAATAGAAGCTATTATTAGTGAAAAAAAGAAAATAAGTAGAGGATATAATGATGTAAAGATTGAAGACATCGTTAAGAATATCTACGAAACTTTTATCGCAGCACCAATGAATACTTTCTATAGCGCATATAAGATGAAAACTGAACCTAAAAGGCTTATAGTTGAACCAACAAGCGATATGCATACTTTTTGTTTTCCTTTTAAATCTCCATTTGATATTATGGATGATTTGGCAGAAAAAGCGACAAGTGCAAATCAACCAGAAGAACAGGGGGATAATGAGCAGTCCGTCGCCCCACCAGCAGATGGCGCTTTATATATGTTTTATGAAACTTTAACTCATTTTAAATTTGAAAGTTTAGAAACGAGTTTTAAAAGATCACCTAAACGAAATTTTGTGGCAAAAATAGATTCTGCGATTGATCCAAAGGATAGATTTGCCGGGTTGGGTTGGCCAGGAATAGGATTTAATAATGTAGAAGAATATACTATTGATAGTGTTTTTGATGTCATTGATAATATGAGACAAGGAATGTATGCTGCAAAATTAATAACCCATGATATAGTTCGAATGAGATATGATGTTATAGGATATAAGTATATTGAGAAAAAAGAAGATCTCGTGGTAGAAACATTAAACTTTGCAGGGGGATCTGACTCAGTAGAAACTATGGGTGGCCCAGATGAGTCCAAGAAGAAACTAGCAGATCATACCCTTTCGCTTGGAGACGGGACCGGCAAACTTTGTTCATATAATCATGATTGTTTGGTTGACGATGATGGAGGAGAAGGTGCTCGTATAAAATTGATGGGAACAAATTTTAATCATTCATTTTTTCTAGAATCTAATAGAAAAGCTGTTGACGGTGACGGCGGCGCTGAGCCTGGCATTAAAGAAACTAACCTTGAATGGAGAACTCAAAAAAGAGATTCTCAATTACAACAACTTAATAATGTAAAAATAACTCTTAAATTAGCCGGCGATTCATCTTTAAGAGTTGGAGATATTATTTGGTGGCATATGCCATCACAAGTGTTTTTAGGAGAATCTACCAATACAGATGAGGATCCTTTTTTGAGTGGTAAATATATTATGACGAAAATAAGTCACGTATTTACGAATGAAAGATATTATCAAGAAATTCAAATTAGAAAAGATTGTTTACAAAATACACCACCTAGTTTAGATGTATCTCAAATTTCATCCTACGCGGAGCCGGGTGAAGTGGGAGAAACTGCAGCTCGACTTCAAGCCATTCCTAACGCATTTGTGTCTCCGGAAGTTTCTAATAAATCACAAATCAAACCGACGGATTTAAAGGGCAAAGGTGGGATAAGGACAACAGAGGCAGTCGATCGTACTACACCACCACGCGGAGTAACACCATACATTAATAGTAAAAATAAGTAGAATAACCAATGAAATATATTATATAAAGGATAAAATGGAACCCGATTTTATGGGAAAAGAAGGCTTTGTTTGGGCTGTTGGTGTTGTAGAAGATAGAATGGATCCTCTATTTCTGGGAAGATGCAAAGTAAGATGGCTTGGTTGGCACACCAAGGATAAAGGAGAGTTAAAGACAGATGATTTACCATGGGCGTTTCCTTTAATGCCCATTACCTCTGCTTCTCAAACAGGAGTAGGAACAAGTCCAACTGGTCCTGTTGAAGGCTCATGGATTATGGGATTTTTTAGAGATGGAGAAGCCGCTAATGATCCTGTTATGTTGGGCACATTGGGCGGCAGACCTGATAAACCAGGTAATCCCAATGAAGGTTTTAATGATCCGAGAGATTATTCTCCAAAATTTTATCAAGTAGATGCTGTAACTGGCGATATCGTAAAGGATATACCCAAGTTTACAGATGTTCCACAACATCCTCTAAGTGTAAAATTGAATAAAAAAAGAGGAATTGAAATAGTTGAAAGGAGTGATAAAGCTACTTTAGTTGAGGGTCAAACAGACGATGAGGGAAAATTAGAGCGAGGAACTTTAGTTGAAGAAACAGACTCACAAGATGCACAAGTTCCAGATTATGAATTTTCTTATAATTATCCTCTTTTTAGATTTTTGGGCGAACCAACGACTCCAAGATTAGCTAGAGGCCGAGCCGATGGTAGTACAAAAATTGATACAATTTTAACTTCAATGGGTCCATCCGGTCTCTCGGTAATTAAAACTGTTGGGACTTCTATTGTTCAAACAAAAGCGGATTTAAGAATGGATCCTTACCCTAAAGCCAAGGGTACGAGAAATGCTAGTTTTCAAGAACCAGTTTCTCCTTATGATGCCGCGTATCCGTATAATCATGTACATGTTTCAGAAAGTGGTCATGTTATTGAAATTGATGATACTCCTACATCAGAAAGATTACATTGGTGGCATCGTTCCGGAACCTATAGAGAAATAGGCCCACTAGGAACTATGGTTGATAAATCTAATCGAGATTATTATTCTTGTGTTTTAAAAAATACTCATGAAACAGTTGGCGGATACAAATATTCATCCGTAAAGTATGGATATGAATTATGTGTGAATACTGCAGGTGGACAAGAAGATTATTGGTTGCGAGTTAAAGGTCCTGGTGATGTGCATCTAGAATCAGAACAAGGCAATGTTGAAATATATTGTAAAGATGGAATTGCTTTTATCACTGCGCAAAAAATTGAATTTAACGCTAAAGAATTTATTAAATTCAATACGCCTTTGTACTTGGAAACGGATATCGCCAGTACTTTGCCATCTCTTCATGGAGGCCCCATGAATCCATTGGAGAATAACACTGGTACATCAATTAAAAGAAAAGGTGATTCCATAGAAAATGTCGGCGGTGCAAAAATTTTAACAGCTTCACAAATAACACAAAGTACCATGGGGGCGCACGGTTTATCTGCTCAAAGTAGCACGGTAAACATTACTCATGGTAGTGAAGAAATTATTCAAGGAATGAATGTGATAAACAAGGGAAGTGGTGCTGGTAAATCTATTGTAGTTAATAATGGAATTATTAATTTAAGATCTGCTGCAACAGAGTCCACCGGCGGTCTATTATTACAATTAAATAGACTTCCTTCTTCTTCTGAAAAAGGTGCAAAAGTTTCTTCAGCCGGATATTTTGCTATTACTCCTAAAAATCCAGCAACAGCTAGAATAACAATGGCTACTCCACTTGGTGCTATAACAATGAAAAATAAAGTTGGAGAAATATCTCTCGGAGATTCCCCTGCAGGAGAAATAAAAATCAAAAGCGTCGGTGCAATGGGAGAAATAACTATATCGAATGCCGCGAAAGGTAAAATAGCAATTGATGGTGCCGGCTTAATAACAATTAAAAATGAAGTGGCTTCTTTAAAAAAAATTATAGATGATTTTTTTACAGAATATCAAATGCATAAACATCCAGTTGTCGGTCCGACGGCTGGAGGAGGTATACTTCCAGGTGCCGAAGCACTTCCTATGTTACCTGGGACATTTCCAAAAACGGTAACCTCACAAATAAATTTAAATTCATTATTAGCATAGGTAATATGGCAAAAGACGAATGGCAGCAGCCAGATAAAATAGGAGTTCATCCTCAATTAGCTAAATTGGCTGAAAAAACTAAAAAATTAATGGAATTAGAAAATCTATTATTGAAAACCGTTAAATCAGATATAGAAAAATTTAACGAAATTGAAATGAAAAGGAAAGAAAATAATGGCAGTGACACCGATTAAAATTCCGGGAACTGATATACAGCTGGAACTTTCTGAAGTTGGCCAAACGGGAGACGGCACAGGACCTATTTTCGAAACTACAGGAGTAGGAGTTGAGGAAGATCCGGATCTTTGGCTATCCGCGCAATTAGGTGATTTAGGTTTCCTAAAACCATTTTTTAAAGCGGCAAAAAAAGCTTTGGAACTTCATAAAGCAAATTCAGCGTTTATTAAAGAAATATATGAACTAAACAAAGCTTTAATGTTTGCTACTATAGATCCTATATTTGCGGCAATTGATGCAATCTTAGATGAAATCTTAAAAATATTAAAAGATTTACGAGGCCTCGGCTTTTATATGCTCCAAGTTCATGCCGGATCGGTTGAACCAAATGTAGAACGAAATCCTATGACAGGTGCTTTATTTTTTGGGCAGAACGTTTATGTTCCTGCAGCTCGACAGCCGCCAGTTCTAAAGCCAGGCACCGATCCTCCTGAATACCGGCCAGGCAAATTGGTACCGGCTGGCGACACGGATAAAATAGCCTTAGATCCTATCTCAGGTGAACAAAATTATGTTGAACAGCCAGCAATGAGTGACACTCCACTGTCAACGCTAGCTTCGCTTAAAGGTTTTGAGTCTGGCAATATTAGCGGCCGTATTAACAAGGCTTATATAAAAGTGAATAAGTACACAGGTTTGACGGCATTAACTCCCGGAGGGATTTTACAAACTATAGATAAATCTTTTGATGATTTGGGAGACGTACCAAAGTTTTTTAAACAAGCAATTGCAGATGGAGAGGACACCGCCGGTGGTCTTGCAGATTATGTTCCTAATGTTGATATATCAAAATTTTCAGATTTAATAGATCCAAGTTATTATAAATCAGGCAGACCAATTATGTCTGATTCAGCCAAAGTCGGAGGCATTATTTTTATAATGGGCATGCCGGATTTCAACAAGTTTTCAAATGTTTTAAGAAATTTTAATAAGATTTTAGATATTTCAGGTTTGGTCGAATTGGAAAAATCTATTAAAAAATTATGGGAACCCGCTGCAGTTACTCATAGATTATTAGTATCTAAAGTCGCGGCAATAACCATTACAGAAGGCAGCGCAGGAACGTTTTCCACAGAGAGAGGTGGGGTGAGTGAAGGGGTGGGTGCGGAGAGAGATGCGGCTTCCGGTGACGATAGACCGAGTTTCTATATTATGCAAGATGAGACATCCGGAACTTTCAGAAAACAAGATCCAGAGAAAACCAATAGAATATTAAAAAATAATAAAGGAGTTTTTGCTCGTGTAAAAAGAGTAATAGAATCTAAAGAGTGGCTCAATGAAGTCATAGAAATGAATGCAGCTAAAGCTATGGATTCTGTAGATGTTGATATGACAGAAAGTAGAATAAAACTGAAACATATAGGTACAAAAGTAAACCGCAATCCTTTGCCATATATGAATCAAACATTAGAGATTGAATATTTAGAAAGTGGGGCAGAAGAATTTCAAGCAGGTGAGTTAATATATGAAGCAGTTCCCGCAGTTGGATCAAAGATCCATGCAGTACAGTCAGGCGCCTCTGCGGAAGATCTAGTGCTTGAGCCGGATGATCAACGGGAAAATATGTACCACCAAGTTAAAGATGGAACATGTGTAGTAGGTATGGTAGTAGATGCTTATGATGATAATGCTTTACCAGAAGCACCTAACTGGACTGGCAAAACTTTAGAGCAACTGATTCCTGCTCTGGGTCCACTACTTAATAAATGTGAAGCAGAAGTAAAAGGGATAAAATCAAGTGTTGCATCTGCTAAAAAAACTTTAGATCCTATTATAGAATGGCTCGATTCTAAAATAGAAGATGTACTGGCTTTCGCAAAAGATATTGAAGAAATAATAGATTTATTTGCTAATGGTTTGCCGGCCACCGGCATGTATTCTTTATATTTAGAACCAAGAATGGGAGGAATAACTAAATTTAGAGAAAGAATGATGGGTGCAGGAGGTGAAAAAAAACCACCAGAAGATTTAAAATTTTGTGCCGGAGTATGTTTTTTAGGAGGAGGCCCAGACAATTCTGTACTTTTAAGAGGTATAGATATGCTGTCTTTGTTATTAGGTTTAAGAAAACAAACTGCGGATGAAGTGGTGATAGGTGAAAAGATGGATTCAATATCTACCGAGCAGTATGCTGGCCCACCTGACGGAAATAAAGTTTATGAAGTGGATGATAAAGTATCTTTCGGAGCAGTAAATTTTATATGCATCAATAAAACTGTGAGCGAAGACACATCGGCCGTATTCAAACCAGTAATTCTATCTGAGGATGGATTGACGGCGATAACTAATTCAGCATACTGGCAAAAAGAAGGAGGCTTAATTGGATCGGACGAAGAAGTTACTGTTGGGGACCCAAGAACTGCATTACAGATCACAGAAGCCAAAATTAATTGGTTGAAGGCAGCCAAAATCGCATTGGGACTAATTTTGGATGACTTGGCTGGTTCGCCACCCTCTGGAGATAATTTGACGGATCTAATAATGGCAGTTAATCTTTTCGGCTCTTATCATCCAATAACTGGCGAATTTGAAGGTGAAGATATAGACATTTATATAGAAATGAAACAATTGAGAGACAATGATTTACGAGAATTGGAATTATTAGTCCTACGCATTACAGAAATGTTGCAGGCAATTGAAATAAACTTGATTCAAGAGTCTCTCAAACTTGAGAAAGATGAAGACCTTCCAAAAGGAAGTTTAAGATCTAAAGGTAAGACATTAATGATAATAAAAGGTGAATTTGTAGATGAGGTGGATGGTACTTCCTTTGAAGATTTTGGTCACCGTAAAGTCAAACGAAATACTACAATTACTATACTTCATCCTCTTTTAGAATCTTCTGGATCAACAAGATCTGTTGAAAGATTATCTAATACAACCATAGCCATTCTTGATGAAGAATTTCCTGTAGATATAGATGAAGCATTATCTTATAATATAGCTTTAGATAATTCTTACTCGTTTGAACCATATAGTTCTGCACCAGAAAATAAAATTGCTAATACTAACAAATTCAAGCATCCAGGTTATAGATTAAGAGAATATAAAGCTAAAGCTAATACTATTTCAATAGCTGTTCCAAATTCCGCAGGTGAATATCCACAGCTTCCAGTTTGGGAATCGGGCCAGGCCGGACCGGAAGGAGATGTTCGAACTACCGCGAATTATCCAGAAGGTACTGTGATAAAAATTAACGGGACTGTGCCGGTTTCTGAATCTTATATCTCGGACGATACTGGTCTCCTGATTGTGCGCACAGAGGAAGAACAGGCCGTCGCCGATACATGGATGGCCCTAGGTGTTTCTGAAAACGATGCAATTACCGTTGAATTTGGATCCGATACAGGAGGATCTCAAACCAAAATAGTGGATTCAACAATTGGGGAAGAACATATTAAGGTTGATGGAGCTTTCTTTGTCGGAAAAGGCGGAGCAGAAATGTTTCAATATCATGAAGAGTGGTCTTTTAAAATATCAGACCAAACAGCGGCTCAGCTAGCAAAAACTACAAAGTTACAAAGTAGCAGAAATCTATTTCAAAAGTATTTAGAAGAAATAGCAGAAAAAGCGGAAGACGTTTATGAATATCTCAATGTTTTTGAATCTGAAACATGGCCGAAAGTGGGAGATGATTCTTCATAAAGAATCATCTGAAGCTCGGTAGGTATAAATAAAATAACTGGAGAAATTATAAATGGCAGATGCAAAATATACAGAAATAACATATGATTCTACAACTGGCAAAACAATATATTCTGATGTAGATTTGTCGTTCAAAGTTCATCCTGTCACAGGTGATCTTCTCAAAACAAAGAACGAAACCGTTATAAAACAGTCTATGCGTAATGTTTTACAAACTAGAGAATTTGAAAGAATTGGACATCCTGAAATTGGATCAAATTTACAAAATCTGTTGTTTGATCCCATGAACCAAATAACAGAAACTCGATTAAGAAGAAGTATTGAAACAACTATGCAGGCCCTGGAACCGCGTGCTATAATAAGAGATATTCAGGTTTCAGCCGAAGAGGATTTAAATAGATATAGAGTAAAAATAATTTTCACTATGATGGGACAACACTCTTCAGAAACCTTCGAACAATTTTTATATAGATAGGAAATACTGTGCCAGAACAATCAGCCAAATTACAAGTATCTGAATTAGATTTTAGTTCTATTAAATCTAACTTAATAGCATTTTTAAAAAGTCAAAGTGAATTTTCAAATTTTGATTTTGCGGGATCTGGTTTAGATGTTATAATGGATTTGCTTTCATATAATACATACTACAATTCCTTTTATTTGAATATGTTAGCCAATGAAATGTTTTTAGATACAGCGGAACTTAGAGGTTCTGTTGTACAAAAAGCTAAACAACTAGGTTATACGCCACGATCTGTTCAAGGAACTAAAGCAATTGTTACATTAGAAATAGTTCCGAGTGATTCCTCAACAACTATGATTGTTGAAAAAGATAAAAGATTCTCATCAACTATTGATGAACAAAAATACATATTTACAACAGCAAATTCTTATGCCGGAATATTGGATGATACTGGAAAATTTACGATAGATGATGTTCAATTAAATCAAGGTATCAGATTAACACACAAATATAAAGTTGATTATAATAATAAAGAACAACAATATATATTACCAAACACAAACACTGATATAACAACTCTTTCTGTTATTGTAAAATCTTCACCAACTTCAACTGAAACACATGCCTATCAACTAATATCAGATACAGTTAAGGTTACACCTACATCTAATGTATATTTTTTATATGAAACTTTTGAAAATAAATTTGAAGTTCAATTCGGAGATAATAAAGTTGGATATAGGCCGGCAGATGGAAGTCAAGTTATTTTAGCAGCAAATATATCCGATGGAACAGCTACTAATAAAGCTGTGGTATTTAGAGCAGTAGATCCAATAGGTGGATATTCTAATGTTTCTATAGTTACCACAACAGCTGGATATGGAGGAGCAGGTAGAGAATCTATTGCTGAAATTAAGTATAATGCACCAAAATTATATGAAACCCAAAATAGATGTGTAACATTAAATGATTATAAAAGAATTGTGGAAAAAGAATGGGTTAATGCTGAATCTGT